TTGGTAACTGTTTGTCCAACAGTTGGAGTTCCGGGAAATGCCAATGCAGCAGGAGTTCCTTGCTGATCGTAAAAACTTGAGGTAGGTTGAACCCACTGATTGCTGTTGCCGTCGTTATAATAAACAAATAATCTACCGTTAGCGGTATTAAACCACATAGCTCCAATTTGTGCAATAGGTGGAACTGTAGCACTGGGTTGGGCGCCGATTACGCCCTCGACATTGGTTAAATCTGCTCTTAAAAGGGCGAAACCTCCTGGCTCAACTCCGTCAAAAAGTCTTAGAGCATTGTCTTCACGGTCGTAAAAGATCTCACCACGAGAGCCTACCTTTCTGTTTAGAAATTCCTGCTCTCTGGGTATTATTCTTACGCTGTCTAGAATGGGGTTACGATCTGTCGCCATATTTAAAATCCATTATGATAGTGTATTTATCGCGGAGTTAAAAACGGTGTTCTTCTTTAAAAATGCTGATAAACTACACACATAAATACCCTAGAGGATACTGTAAACATGAATTTAAATAAAGACATCGCTGTGTTTGAAGGTATAATGACCGAAAAAGAATGCCAAGTTTTAATCGATCATTACGAAAATATGGCGGGCCTAAACCTAAGTTATAGCAGGATGCAGATCGGTGATGCCCCTGGCCATAAGAAAAATGATAAAGCTGTTTTTGTTTTAGAGCAACAGAGCCTAAGATTCACACCCGATACTAGCTTTATCACACATTTCATGGAACGCTTTTGGAACTGCTATAATCAATATATGGATCACTATAGCGTGTTAACCGAAGCCAGCAAGCATCAAGTGCGTATGATGAAACTACAAAAAACCCTACCCGGGCAAGGGTATCATATCTGGCATTTTGAATCAGATAGTCTAGAACGTGCAGGCCGCATCTGCGCTTGGGGACTGTATCTTAACACCATAGAAGAAGGCGGAGAAACCGAATTTTTATATCAGGGAATTAGGATTCCTGCTATACAAGGAAATCTAGTGATTTGGCCAGCAGGATTTACACATGCTCATAGAGGAAATCCCCCGTTGAGCGGAGAAAAGTATCTATTAACTGGGTGGGTAGAATTTTGATGGAAGTTCTAAACTTATTTCCTACCGAACTGTTTGTTTTTAAAAATGATACTGTCAATAATCGGAAATTGATTTCTTATCTAGACAGTCTTGATAATTTAGAAATTAAAAAAACTTCTACATTAAGTATGTTAGTGGATCTACGAAAGCACGACGAATTTAAAGAATTGTTTTCTTGGTTTGATCAGTGTTTAGAATCAGTAAAATCATATATGAAATATGATTGTGATAGTTTAGAGATTACTAACAGTTGGTTTAATGTGGCATTATCTGATTATGCAATGTATCAAAATGTCCATAGGCATTCGATGAGTCTACTCAGTGCTGTATATTATTTGTCAAATGGATCTCCCACAGTGTTTGAAGATCCTGTAATACATAGGACGCAGGCGCAGTTAGAAGTGTTAAGGTTCGATTATCATCCTTTCTATAATTCTAATGCAGAGCCGGGAAAACTAGTAATATTTCCTAGTTGGATGTATCACAGCAGTTTGCCCCACTACGGTGATACCCACAGATACATTATCAGTTTCAATTGTCTGCCTAACGGAAAAATCAATCATAACTTGGCTACAGATTCTAAAACGACTCTAAGGATTATAAATGATTAATGATGTTATAGTATTAGGTGGGGGCAATGCTGGATTGATGGCAGCATTATATTTAAAAACTGCACTGCCTAAATTAAAGATAAAACTGATAAAATCTAAAAAGATAGGCACTATTGGGGTCGGAGAAGGATCTACAGAACACTGGACTAGATTTGCACAGGCAGTTGGTATCAGTATCGTAGACCTTATTAACGAATGCGGTGCCACTATCAAGATAGGAATCAAATTTGAAAACTGGCACGGCGACGGCACCAGTTATTTTCACAGTCTGCCAGAATTTCTAATATGGATGGACCGTTATTCTGGTGCTCCTTACACTATGATGGGCATGATAGCCAACAGTGTTCCTAGCGATAAACTACATTGGGACCTCCCTATGCAGGGCTATGTTCGTGAGCCGCTTACTGACTATTATCAATTTCACTTTGACAGTGAAAAACTAAATGCTTTCTTAGAAAAGAAATGTCGTTCGTTGGCAATAGAAATTGTAGATGCTGAAATAGTAGGACCAATTTTAGACTCTGAGGGATTTGTTGACGCCATTGTTGATGATCAAGGGCAGCGATATTCTGCAGATTTTTTCATTGACAGCAGTGGATTCAAAAGAGTTGTAGCATCTAAGTTAGGAGCTGAGTGGGTTGATTGGACGAAGTATCTTCCGTTAAATTCCGCTATCGCTTTTCAAACGGCCTACGAAGAAAAGATTCCGCCATATACGCTAGCCAAGGCAATGGATGCAGGTTGGCACTGGCGCAGTCCTGTGCAGGATAGATTTGGCAACGGTTACGTGTTCAGTGACAACTTTATCACAGAACAACAAGCCCTAGATGAAATACAAAAACATTTTAAAGATACTATACATGTAGGTCGTAAGATTAACTATGTGTCGGGTAAAGTAAATCGTGCGTGGATTAAGAACTGTGTCAGTATAGGACTCAGCAGTAACTTTGTAGAACCACTAGAAGCATCTAGTATTTCTACAACTATCAAACAATTACAGATGTTAACAGGATCTATTTGGAACTGGAGCAGGTCAGACACTGGCACTATCAAAGAATACAATAGATTAGTTGATGATATGATGTATAATATCCTTGATTTTATACAACTGCATTATTTTACTGAACGCAATGACACAGAGTTCTGGCGTTGGTGTAAAAACGAAATAACTATGACCGATTTCAACAAAGAAAATTTAGAAAATTTTAAAAAGAATTTTGTCAATCAGACTCTGCTACCAGAAGACGGTCTAATGAGCAATTTTAGAATTTATGATTGTCTAAACTGGATACAGGTCATGCACGGACTAAGAATGTTTGATACTGCTAGCATCAAGAAGTTATATGATCAGCGATATGCACATTTTAGAGCAGATGACGAGCGTATGGTATCACAAATAGAACAACAGCCTACTGCAGGCTGGATGACCTGTAGAGAAGCTGTAAATCTTGTTAAAAAAATGAGTAAGATAGAGTTAGGATACAAATTATGATCGATTCATTGTGTATAGTAGGTGGCGGCACTAGTGGTTTAATAGCAGCTTTGATGTCTCGCCATGCCTGGCCAGAATTAAAAATCACAGTTATAGAATCTAGTCAAATAGGAATCATAGGAGTTGGGGAAGGATCTACAGAACACTGGAAAAAATTTATCGATCATGTAGGAATTTCTGTTCCCGAACTTGTAAGAGAGTGCGGAGCCACCTACAAGATAGGTATTAAATTTACCAATTGGCACGGCGACGGCTCAAACTACTTTCATAGCCTTAGCGAACAATTCGGATTTCACTCTAAAGAAAGCGGATTGCCAGTCACTTGGATCTATATGGCTGGTGAAAATATTCCTCCAAAAGATACTTCTTGGGCATTGAGCCAGACTAGTCATCACGTGGAACCTTTACATGACATTTTAGCACAGTATCATTTTGACACTTTTAAACTCAACGATTTTTTACACAAAAAATGTCGAGAAAGAAATATCGATTTTGTTGATACAGAAATAGAACAAGTGATTTTAGACGATCACGGTCATGTAAAAGAGTTAAAAGATAAACAGAATAATATCCATGCTTACGATTTTTATATTGATTGCAGCGGATTTAGAAGAATTATTGGAAATGCATTAAAAACACAGTGGATTGATTGCACAAAACAATTACCGATGAATTCTGCTATCGCATTTCCCACAGGATATACTGAAGATATTCCTAGTTATACAGAAGCCACAGCATTAGGCAGTGGCTGGGTATGGAGAATTCCTACACAGGAAAGATATGGAAATGGTTATGTGTTCTGTGATCATTTCATAGATGAGACCAAAGCCTACGACGAAGTTAGTCAACATTATAAAAATAATCTGAATATTAAAGACGAACTTAAAATCGGTCGTAAAGTAAAATTCGGTGCTGGCTATGTCAAAGAAT